CATCTTTTGATTAGTATTGCTAGTCCATATGTCTAAATTAATTGTCATTGTATATGGAACTGGCATCAGTCTTTCTACGGTAAATGCATTGCCCTGTGTGGTCTCATAACTATCTGTGTTTGAATCATAAGTGCGTTGTCTGACCTGCATTTTATTAACATGGTAGGGCTCTTGCAGTCTTCCTCGATCATAAGTCATGTCGCTGATATAAAAACTCATCAGTGGAGTAGATGGCAAACTGTTTGCACTGTTATTTTGTATAATAGTTTGTGCCTGTCTGCTGGCATCACCATATCGAACAGGTACACGAATAAGATCTTTATTCCCCTCAGGATCTCGACCGTATTCAATTTGAAAGTTGCTGATCAGTCGAGTAAACTGTAGCAAGTATCTTCTTATTTGTTCGTCGTAAAAGAATTGAGTATAACTCACTATTTTTTCTCCTTACTGATATCGCATTATACTGTTTATGAATTTCTTTACCAACGAAGTTATTTTCAACTAGATTTCTGTCTCGGCTGTGTCAATGGATAAGGATTGGCTGATTTATTACCGCCTTGATTGCCATTGTCTGCCAATGGTTTGAGTGCTTCGCTGAGACTCTGTCTACTAGGTATATTGCCTTGATCTGTTGTACCTGTTGTATAGGTATTGTTGACAAAACTACTACGCAGGGTATCTACAGTATTTCCTGGGGTAAGTTGGGTCCTCACGCTGTCTTCTATTTTAATCCATCTTGATCCATTATATCTAAATAGTCTATTTGGAAAATAATCTAGTCTTAGACAATAATTTCCTACTACAGGATTTAATGGAAACTGTAGTCCTGCAGTTACCGGTAAGCCATTTGGTGCAATACCATCACCGGTTAAGTAACCTGCTGTATAGCCGTCTGTTCTTGGAGTATCTTCAAAGTTAACCACAGTTACACTGGCATCTGTACCTGTGTAATCGGCAGTATAGGTATCAGGGTCACCCAATGTGCCATCTAAATTAGTTGGTAAAATCCAAAATCTCACAGTGTCATACCCACTCTTAGGAACTTCGGCCTCGGCTTGAACAATTATGGCATCATTTAGCTGTAGATCTTTTGGTCTTGTGCTGATTTTATCTTCAATAGTCGATGGATCTGTCAGCTGCCAATAAGATGTATCTGTGATATCTATACCTGGTGGTACAGGTCTGATTGCAGTATAATAAACATCGCCAGCATTCACTACAGAACCCTGGGGATAAAAATTGCCATTGTCCCAAATTTGTTCAGGCATAAAGGGCTTGTCTAAAATGTCATTGTATTCTTGTGCATTTACCAATGGTGTTGCTTTGACACGCCAAAGATGTGGTAACCAAGTTTGGCTAAATCCTTCACTGGCGTAAGCTGCATCTTGAATGACATAATACTTTGGTAAAGCTCTTGGTATTGTGCTATCTAGGGGATAATAATCTTTTAGATTAGGTACTTCTATGACATCACCACTCATTAATTTTCTACCTATAAGATCAATCATGTTGTTGAAATGAAAAGTAATAAACAGTGTATCGTTGTTTAGGAAAAGTCCAAACTGTGTTAAGTCAAAATCTATATCTTGAGTGTTATATACACCACGCAAAATATAAATGTCAGCGTCATAGGCACGATCTCTGTTTTCCAAAAGCAGTAGATCTTCTATAAACAAAGGATTGCTTTCGCTATACTTAGGTAATGTAGCATCGTTATTGCCTTCTTCACCGGCAACTTTTGGACCAAGATATTTGTGTACAAAAATATCCAATCCTCCAGCGGTATACATTTCTTTGATTGTGCGATCTAAGAATTGATAGTCGTTGGTTCGATTTGGTCTATATAAACTCAGTCTTGGCATAAATGTATTTATGGTTTGACAGTAATGCAAAGACCTGCTACAATAGCTATTCGCTGTAAATTTTTGGAGAATTCAATGTCTACTAGTGTAAAACTGCTGAATCCCCGCAATGCCGATACCAAATATATTGGACTAGAACCAGACTGGCAGCGACAGCCTGCAGAGCATGAACGGCAAAGCCTAATCACCAGAGCATTTAATTTTTACAACTATTTTTACAATCAAAAAAATGCCAAAGAAATGATTGTCACATGGCTGACAGCTAACAAACGGAAAAAAGATCTAGAAATTGTTAATCGAATCCCCGACAATGATATCATCCCTACGCTGGGGTGGATTTGTAGAATGAACACCGTAGGTCTTGAGCTGACAGAATCGGAAACAAAAACTCTAGAAAAATTGCTACAAGATCAAATAACAGTATACCGTCAGCGACATCAAAAACAAGAACAAAAAAAAGCCAAAGGGCGACCCAACGAACCTGTTACTGCCGCGGCTCCTATCACCATCCAGGACAGATTGCGTGAAAAAATCAGCGAATGTGCCGGTGATATAGAAGGTAGTCTAGATGACTTCATTGCCAATAAATGTCGCCAAGTAGAAAAATTTTCGCCATTGGATTTGTTTCGTTCCCGTAATCTCAGTCCACAATTGATTGGATTGATTGCCCAGACATGGCGTGCTAAAAAAGCAGAACTAGAACAAGTACAAAAGGCTCGCGACAGCCAACTAGTAGAAGGTTACAGTAATTTCAATAAAACAGAACTGAAAAATCTTATTAAGTTTGCTGATCAAGTCATTAATGACTGTGCCAGTTATGTTCAAATTAAGAAAGTTGAACGAAAGCCACGAGTTAAAAAGCCAGTCAGTACAGAAAAAATTATTGCAAAATTTCGCTATCTAAAAAACTTCAGTCAATTTAAACTAGTCAGCGAATCACCAACTAAACTGGTAAATGCCAGTGAAGCTTGGCTTTTTGATACCAAAAAGCGTAAATTAATTCATGTTGTTGCTGACAGTCACAGCGGGTCATTTACGGTAAAAAATAACAGTATTATTGGTTTTGATGCTGCACAGAGTCAGCAAAAGACTCTGCGTAAGCCTGCTGAGCAATTGAAATCATTTATGTCTAGCGCAAAGCCTGCAATGAGAAAAATCTTTAAAGACATTAAAAGTGTCGAGACCAAGTTTAATGGGCGTAGCAGTGAGGACATGGTAATTCTAAAAGTATGGTAAGCCATAAATACTCTGTGTAGGAGTACATTATGGCCGAAACTGCGGAAACACTACAGAACCTCAAACAAAATTTATTTGACTATGTTAGATTGCTGCTGGGCGATCAGATCATTGATATTGAATTGGATCCCGAGCACTATGAGGTTGCCTATCAAAAAACCATTGGAGTATATAGACAGAGAGCTAATGCTGCCTATGAAGAAAGTTATAGCTTCATGGAAATGGTCAATGATGTCAATATCTATACTTTACCACAAGAAGTAGTGCAAGTTAGACAGATTTTCCGCAGAACTTTTGGCATTGCCACCGGACCGTTTGGCAGTAATTTTGACCCATTTAGTCAGGCACAGATGAATGTCTACTTAATAAACTTTAATCAAGCTGGTGGATTAGCAACCTATGACTATTACACACAGTATGTAGAACTAGCAGCAAGAATGTTTGGTGGATTTATTAACTATACTTGGAATCCAGTTACTAAAAAATTACAGTTAATTCGTGATCCAAAAGGCAACGGCGAAGTTGTCTTGTTATGGACTTACAATCTCAGACCAGAAATTAACTTATTAAGTGATTTTCAAATCAGTCAATGGATTAAAGACTATATGGTTGCTGCCTGTAAAATGATAATTGGTGAAGCAAGAGAAAAATTCGCTTCCATAGCAGGTCCGCAGGGCGGCAGTCAACTAAACGGCACTGCAATGAAAGCCGAGGCACAGGCTGTGATGGATGCCAAAATAATAGAGTTAGTAAACTATGTTGATGGTAGTCAGCCATTGACTTTTGTAATCGGTTAAATAGACAATTTTATTTTTGTAAGATTTATTGTATTATTATGTCATGCGCGATTGCATGATAGACATCGAAACTGCAGGCACAAATAAAGATGCCTGTATACTCACTGTTGGGGCGCAGATTTTTGACCCATTCGGGCAAGGCTATCCCACAGACAGTTATTACGCTAGAATTGACATTGATAGTCAACCCGAACGATCTATAGATCAAAGCACTATAGATTGGTGGAGTCAGCAAGGTCCTGCTAGCTTAGAAGAAGCATTCGGCGTGGCCGATCGGAAACCGCTACAACAGGTATTGACAGAACTCAGTAGATTCATATTTCATTGCGATCATATCTGGGCTAATGGTATAACCTTTGATATGAATATCTTAGAAGATGCATATAAAAGTTATAAAATAGCATTGCCATGGAAATATTATCGAGTTCGTGATGCTAGAACTATATACGCATTGCACCCTGAATTGGAAAAATTACCAGCCAGTCACAACAGCTTAGAAGACTGCCAAAGACAAATTCTGCTATTACAAAAAACCATAAGATTTCTTAAAATTAGAACAATGTTATGACTATTATATCTATTTCGGGTTTGATTGGCAGCGGCAAAGATACTGCTGCTGAATATCTTGTTCGTGAACGAGGTTTTGTTCGTACCAGTTTTGCTGCTACTTTAAAAGATGCTATTGCGGATATATTTCATTGGGACCGTACTTTATTAGAAGGGCTCACTACAGAAGCACGAGAATGGAGAGAACAAGTAGATCCCTGGTGGAGTAATAGACTCAACATGCCCAATCTTACACCGAGATGGGTGTTACAGTACTGGGGCACCGAAGTTGCTAGAAACAATTTTCATCAAGATATCTGGATTGCCAGCTTAGAAAAAAAACTCTCTACTAGTCAAGACAATATAGTGATTTCAGATGCTAGATTTCTCAACGAATTTGCTATGTTGAAACAGTTATCTGCCTGTACTGTGTGGGTTAAAAGATCTCCTTTTCCTGAATGGTATTATTTGGCAGTCAAAGCCAATCAAGGGTGTCGAGAGTCTCAGGCTCAATTACAAAAACTGGGTATCCATAGCAGTGAAACCAGTTGGGCAGGGTATAAGTTTGATAGGGAAATTCAAAACGATTTTACTGTATCTTATCTTTACCAATGTATCGATAATCTTCTTGAAGATCTCCAATAACCCAGGGATTATCAAGTCTTTTTACTTCTTCTAAACAGTTGAGACAAACAGTGCGTAAATTATTATGTGCAGTATTCTGTAAATTGCCATCACAGAACACCACTAATAATTGACTTTGATATCTTGATCTAAATCCACAGCGATCGCAGTTTGTTTTTTTCTTATATCCCGATGACTGCCATTTTGGCACCGGCGGTTTTATTTTTTTATTTCTAGCAATACAGAAATCACATCTAGAACGATAATAAATTTTGTCTTTGTATCGGTAATTGACTGAACAGGGTCTTTGTCGGCAAATTTGGCATACTGGGCGCATATAAAACCTTTATAAAGGTATTTATAAACCCTGTTTTTTCCTTATACAGTATAAATATTAGAAAGTTATTAAAGGAGCCAAAATGGCATTAACTAGTCCAGGCGTACAAGTCACCGTAATTGACGAAAGCACATATATACCAGCAGCTACCAACAGTGTGCCATATATACTTATTGCTACTGCACAGAATAAAGTCACACCATCAGGTGAAGGTGTAGCTGCAGGAACTCTAGCAGCTAATGCCAATCGTATTTACTTGATTACCAGTCAGCGTGATCTAGTTAACACATTTGGTAATCCATTCTTTTACAAAACCACCACAGGCACACCTATCAATGGTTATGAGTTAAATGAGTATGGTTTGTTAGCTGCATACAGCTCGTTAGGTGTCAGCAACCGCGCCTATGTTCAGCGTGTGAATGT